GTTTGCGCCAGGCTAACGTCACTGGCGGCATGGGTCTGACCGACGCAGCGCCGACCACCAAGAAGACACTGCTGGGACAGTAATATGGATGATCCGCGCGCAACCGGGCTGCTGAAGCGATACCGCACGCTGCAAACGAACCGCAGCCATTGGGAATCGCACTGGCAGGAGCTGGGCGATTACATATGCCCACGCAAGGCAGACATCACAAAGAAGCGCACAGGTGGCGACAAGCGCACCGAATTGCTCTTTGACGGCACGGCGGTCCACGCCGCCGAGCTGATGTCTGCCAGTCTGCACGGTATGCTGACGAACGCGGCGACCCCGTGGTTTGACCTGCGCTACGAGAACAACGAGCTGAACGGCGACGACGAGGCGAAGGAATGGCTCGAAGGTGCGACTGATGTCATGTACCAGCATCTCGCCCGGTCGAACTTTCAGGAGCAGATTCACGAGCTGTATTCAGACCTGGTGACGTTCGGCACCGCGGTTATCTTTATTGAAAACGACGACGATGATGGTTTCCGTTTCAGCACCCGGCACATTGCCGAGGTTTATGTCTCAGAGAACGAACAGGGGCGTGTCGATACGGTCTTCCGTAAGTACAAGACTACGGCACGCGCCGCCGTGCGGCAGTTTGGTGAGCAACAGGTCACGCAACGCATAGCCAAGCTGAACACAGATGATCCTTACGCAGAGATTGAGCTGCTGCACGTCGTTATGCCTCGCGAGGAACGCAACCGGCGCAAGAAAAACGCGGTCAACAAACCGTTTGCATCAATCTATCTCGACCCTGACGAGAAGATGGTCATTGGCGAAAGCGGGTATGACGAGTTTCCGTATTGTGTTCCCCGGTTCCTCAAGGCGAGCTTTGAGATTGGTTATGGCCGATCCCCAGCAATGACGGCACTGCCTGACACGAAGATGGTCAACAAGATGTCCGAGGTGGTTATTCGTGCCGCCCAGTTGCAGATACATCCGCCGCTTATGGTCCCCGACGATGGCTTCATGCTGCCGGTGCGTACCACGCCGGGCGGTCTGAACTTCTATAGATCAGGAACCAGGGACAGGATTGAGCCGCTAAACATTGGCGCAAACAACCCGCTGGGCGAAATGCAGTTGGATCAGCGCAGGCAGGCTATCCGATCAGCGTTCTATGTGGATCAGCTCATACTCGGCACCGGGCCGCAGATGACTGCGACCGAGGTGGTCAGTCGCACTGAAGAGAAGATGAAGCTGCTTGGGCCAGTGATGGGGAGACTCCAGGCCGAGCTGCTGCAGCCGCTGATTGGTCGCTGCTTTGCCATACTGTCACGTCAAAAGAAATTTGCACCAGCGCCGCCGATGCTACAGGACGGCAACATCGACATTGAATACGTCTCGCCGTTGGCGAAGGCACAGCGCAGCGGTGACATTCAGGGCATCCTGCAGATGATCGAGTTCCTGATGCCGCTGATGCAGTTGGATCAGGGCGTGGCCGACTATCTCGATATGGACGGACTTGCCAAGCACATCATTAAAGTCACCGGCACGCCGGCGGCTGTGGTGCGTGGTGAGGGCGAAGTGTCTGGCATTCGCGAGAACCGTGCCGCTGCCATGCAGCAACAGCAGGAAATGATGATGGCACAACAGATGGCGAGTGCGGCAGGTGATGCCGCCCCGGCGCTGCGTGCCGTTGACGAGACAGAGATCGGCCAGGAACTGATTGAAGGCGCCGCATGACGCCGAAAGAGCTGAAAGAAACATACCGATCAGTATTGATGAGCGAGGACGGCGAGAAGGTCATGGAAGACCTGGGCGCACGTTTCGGACTCTGGAAATCGAGCTTCACGCCAAACTCAGACGAGACGGCGTTTAGAGAGGGGCAGCGCGATGTCGTGCTGTTCCTGACCAACATCATCAAGGATCACAAACCCATAGAGGAGTAATCATAATATGTCCGACGAACAGGTAGCGGAAGCTCCGGCAGATGCCGGGGAGGCACCGTCTGGGAGTGACAACTGGCTGGCATCACTGCCCCCCGAAATAGCAAGCGACCCTTCACTGCAGCATATCGGCAGTGTCGAGGGCATGGCTAAAAGTTACATCAACGCGCAGAAGATGGTTGGATCGGAGAAGTTAGCGATCCCTGGCAACTGGGCGACCGATGAAGACTGGGATTTGGTTTACAACAAACTTGGTAGACCGCAGGAAGCCGGCGATTACGATATAGGTGAAATGGAGGGCGACATGGCGGATTGGTTCCGCGATGCCGCACATCAATCAGGACTGTCTGATCGACAGGCCGCGAAGCTCGCAGAAGCATATGGCGAGTTTGCAGGCCAGGCGACCGTGATGTCCGAGGAGGCGATGGAAACACGCCGCTCAGAAGTAGAGACAGAGTTACGAAAAGAGTTTGGCGGCGAGTTTGACGACAAGATGTCTCGCGCCAACGAGCTGCTGAAAGAGTTTGACGCACCGGACCTGACAGAGATACAGCTCGCAGACGGTAGCCTGCTGGGTGACAACCCCGAGCTGGTCAAGCTGATGGTTAACATCAGTGATTATGTTGCCGAGCAGATCAGTGAGGATGGACTAGCCGGCAGGGATAGCCGACCGGGCATTACTGACGAAGACCTGCAGGCGCGTATGTCAGAGATGACGGCAAAGAACTCGCCTTACTGGGAAAAGCACCACCCCGAGCATGACCGCGTGGTCAATGAGGTGCTGAGATTACGGGAGCAGATGCATGGAGAATGATGCTCTGCGCCTCGAATGTTTGCGCCTTGCCGTACAGTTCGGCAGCGCGCGCACGATAAACGATCCGGTTGATCTCGCTGAGAGATACTTCAGTTTCGTGAAACCCGCGGATAAGTCTAAGCCGGCCCCGCGGCGCAAGCCTGTGAGTAAGGCGGATCAGTCGGCCTAACCGACAGTGAGCCAGGCGCAAGCCTGATAACCCACGCATACATTCAACCACAACTGTAGGAGCATGAGTTATGTCAACTCAGGTAAATACGGCGTTTGTGAACCAATTCAGTTCCAACGTCGCTATGCTCTCGCAGCAGATGGGAAGTCTGTTGCGAGGTGCCGTGGACACCGAAAGTGTCACCGGCGAAAAAGCCTTCTTCGACCAGGTCGGAGAAGCAGCCGCAGTAGCGCGGTCATCGAGGCACTCTATTTAATTGGAGCGTTGGCTGGTAACAGCCAAATGAAAACCCTGTGAATTGCTGGGACACCCTAACGTGAAGCCGAGGGCAATCAGCAGCCAAGCTCGAAAGAGAAGGTTCAACGACTATCGCGCAAGCGAGTAGGGCCAAGCGGCCCGAAGCGCAGGGCATCCTAAGGGATGATGATATAGTCTCAGCCGGCAAGAGATTGTCGGGAGCTGCTAGACAGCCGGTAAGAGTGTAGCGTCTCTTATTGAAGATTCTGGATACACCCCTCGTTGAAACACCGCACTCTCGGAGAATGGTTAGCCTGACCACTTACGAATGGGCCGACCTCAATGGGGTCGTAACTGGGTGAACTGCTGGAAAGCTAAGTCCGCAAGGATATGCCAATCAGCAGCCAAGCTCGAAAGAGAAGGTTCAGAGACTATCCGCAAGGAGTACACCGCAAGCGCGGTGGAAGCGCCCAGCCCCCGCAAGGGGTGATGATATAGTCCGATCCTGCGGGAAACCGCAGGCAGCGAAAGCGGGTCAGAGTTAGCGCCTCTGACTGAACTGTTACATTGACGATGCTGACAAGGTTCGTATGTTGATCGACCCGACGTCCTCGTATGCCCGTGCGGCTGCGGCGGCGATAGGTCGTGCGATGGACGACACCATCATCAGCGCACTTGGTGGAACCGCGAAGACCGGCAAGGAAGGAACGACCTCTACGTCGTTCCCAAGCGGCCAGAAAATCGCGCATGGTTCTGCCGGATTGACAGTTGCAAAATTGGTGAGCGCAAAAAAACTCATTGATTCGCAGTCGGTTGATCCGTCCATTCCGCGATACATCGTGGTAAGCCCTGAGCAGATCGAAGACCTGCTCAATACGACCTCTGTAACTTCAAGTGATTTCAATACGGTAAACACTTTGCCTATCTGATCGGCGACGGTCAGACGAAAACTGCTCAAATTCGGGGAAGGCTTTAAAATGCTAATCCCGAGCCAAGCCGCGAAAGCGGAAGGTGTAGAGACTTGACGGGCAGCATCTCATCGAGATGAAGAGAAAGTCCAGCGCACGAACAGCGAAAGCTGGCGGCGAAAGCCGAAGTGTGACGGAAGGCACTTGTACAGGGTGACATCGACACGTTTGTCGGTTTCAAGTTCATCACTTCTAATCGTCTGTCAGACGATGGCACCTCGCGCCTTTGTTATGCGTGGGCGCAGGACGGCTGCAAGCTGGCAGTCGGCAAAGATGTGATGGCTCGGATCGATGAGCGCAGCGACAAGTCTTATTCCACGCAGGTTTACTACTGCGCGACCTTCGGTTCGACCCGGATGGAAGAAGACAAAGTCGTTGAAATTGCGTGTAACGAGTAGAGGAGGGAATAGTCATGGGTACTAAAAACTCTGATATCGTTGCAGCGTTTGAGGCAGATCCTCCGACACTGAGCGCAAGCCAGGATCTACATGGCGTAGTGCGTGTAGCCGCTGGCACCATTGAAGTTGCAGCAGGGGACTCTGACGATGATGACATTGTCATGCTCGCTCAGATTCCTGCCCACGCGAACATCACCCAGCTCTTTATTGGGTCTGATACGCTTGGCGGCAGTTGCACGTTCAACGTAGGCATCTACACCACGGCTGGCGTAGTCAAAGACGAAGACGTCTTTGCTTCTGCGGTAGCCGATGCTGCAGCGATGGCCGATGTTCGCTTTGAAGCTGCGAACATCGACACCGCTGGCAAACGGGTGTGGGAACTTGCCGGGGATTCAGTCAATCCCGGTGGGTACTACTACATCGCAGCGACGATGGCTGCGGCTGGCGGAACGTTAGGAACGATGTCGTTCCTGATCCATTACGTCATCGACTAATTGGGTGGGGGGGCTTCGGCTCCCCCTCTCTTTCTCAAGGATTCAAAATGGCATCATCAGTCGATATCTGTAACTCGGCGCTAAACATGATTGGCGCGAGTAATATCATCTCGCTGACGGAAGACAGCCGTGCTGCGCGTGTCTGCAACCAGCGTTATGAGTTTGTCCGCGATGCCGTGTTTAGAGCGCACCCGTGGAACTGCCTGGTCACGCGCACCAGCTTGGCCGCTGACAGTGATGTCCCGGCGTTTGAGTTTAGCTACCAGCACACGCTTCCAGCGGATTGTCTGCGCGTCATGCGACCGCAAGACCCTGACACGGTTTTCCGCGTGGAGGGCCGCAAGGTTATTTCAAGCACAACCCCTTTCCCGATGATTTACATCTCGCGCGTCACTGACCCCAATCAATACGACTTGCTCTTGATTGAGTCGATTGCAGCGCGTCTGGCTGCTGATATTAGTTACGCGCTGGTAAACAGCGCCAGCCTATCGCAGTTGTTGATGGCGACTTACGACACGAAACTGTCCGAAGCCCGCTTCGTTGATGCGACAGAAGGCACGCCGGCGAACACGGTCAACATTGATCGCGCGGCATACACCGAATCCGACGTCTTCATTTCGTCGAGGTTCTAAGTGCCTAAAGTAAGCACCGCTTTCAGCAACTTTACTGCCGGCGAGATCACGCCCAAGCTGTTTGGGCGCACGGATATTTCGAAGTACGACAACGGTGCCGAGACGGTCGAAAACTTTTTGGTGCAGCCGCATGGTGGTGTTCATCGCCGCCCTGGCACGCGGTTTGTATCGGAAGTGAAAAGCAGCGCCAACGCGGTGCGGCTCATACCTTTTGAGTTCAATGTTGAGCAAGCCTACATTTTGGAGTTCGGCCCGACTTACTTCCGCATCTACAAGGACGGGGGGCAGGTTACATCCAGCGGTTCAGCGGTCGAGGTGACGACGGTCTATACCGCGTCAGATTTGGCAGGACTGAAGTTTGCACAAGCCGCAGACGTTATGTACGTCGTATCGCCCAACCACCCGATCTATAAAATCACCCGCACCAGCCACACAGCGTGGACGATTACCGAAGTGACGACGGCGCGCGGCCCGTTTCTTGATCAGAATATAACAACGACCACGCTGACACCGGACAGTCGAGACGGCACCATCCGCCTGACCGCGAGCGCCGATCTGTTTACCGCCGACGATGTCGGTCGCCTGGTTAAGATTGCAGACGGGTTTGTGAAGATCACGTCCCGGTCGTCTGCGACCGTGGTGGACGGTACAGCGCAGGAACTGGAAGACGGTCGAGCAGAGATATTGCCGAGCTACGTTGCGGCAACAATTTCATTCCATGAAGGCGACCCTGACTCTACCGGGTTGGAACACAACGACCGCATTGAGGACACCGCGGGGGAGTTTATTGACCAAGGTTTCAAAGTCGGCCAGACGATAATCATTAGTGGTTCATCATCTAACAATTCAACCGCCGGCCATCTGATCGTTGATGTCACCGACACTGTTATCACATTGGCGCCGGGTGCTGATCTGGCAACAGAAGCAGCCGCCAGCGGCCACACACTCCAGGGCAAGCTGGTTGCAACCGACAAGTGGTCACTGGGTGCGTTTAGTAAGGCGACAGGCTTCCCGCGCGCGGTCGCGTTCTATGAGCAAAGACTGGTTTTTGCTGGCACCACCTCGCAGCCCCAGACGTTGTTTTTTAGCCAGGGCGGCGACTTTGAAAACTTTGAGAGTGGCGTCAATGCCGACGACGGCATGGTCTACACGATTGGTTCTAACACCGTAAACGTCATCCGGTTCTTGGCATCAACCCGCAACCTGATCGTCGGCACATCAGGTGGTGAGTTCGTGGTTCGCGCGTCAGGCGCTGACGAAGCTATCACCCCGACCAACATACAGATCAAACAGCAGACCTCGCACGGCTCCGCTGACATCACGCCGATGCAGGCAGGCAACGCGATTTTGTTTGTGCAGCGTGCGAAGCGAAAGATGCTGGAGCTGCAGTTTAACTTTGACGTTGATGGCTACGTTGCGCCTGACGTCGCGTTGATCTCGGAGCATATCACCGAGAACGGCATTAACGAGCTGGCCTATCAGCAAGAGCCGGACAGCATCCTGTGGACGCTCCGCGGCGATGGTCAGCTTGCCTGCATGACGTATAAGCGCGAGGAACAGGTCATTGGCTGGTCGCGTCAGATTATCGGCGGCGCGTTCAGTACAGGTGACGCGGTCGTGGAGAGCATTGCCACGATCCCCGGCGATCTGGACGAAGATCAGGTTTGGGTTGTGGTCAAGCGCACAATAGGTGGTGCGACCAAAAGATATATAGAATTTATGCGCGACTTTGATTTTGGCACCGACGTCAACAATGCAATCTTTGTTGACAGCTCGCTTACGTTTACAGGCGCGACCAGCACGCTGGCTGGCGACGAAGCCGCAGATCAGACCACCATCACGCTGGCAGATGCGTCATCGTTCCCCAGTTCCGGCGCAATCAAGATCGGCACAGAGGTTATTACCTACAGCGGCAAAAGCACGAACGACCTGACGGGTTGCGTCCGCGGCGTGGTTGGCGTTGCAGCAGCGCACAGCTCTGGTGCAACGGTTACGCAGGCCACGCTGTCGTTATCGGGTTTAAGCCACCTTGAAGGACAGACTGTCAGCATTCTGGGCGATGGCGCGGTTCACCCCGATAAGACAGTATCAAGCGGCGCGGTCACGTTAGAGCGTTACGTCACCAAGGCGCACGCCGGGCTGTCATATAACTCGACACTGCGGACACTGCGCGTGGATGCCGGCAGCGCAATGGGAACCAGCCAGGGCAAGGTCAAGCGCATCAACGAGCTGACGGTGCGGCTGTATCGATCTGTCGGCTTGAAGGTTGGCCGAGATGCGAACAATCTCGACGTCGTGCCTTTCCGGTCGTCAGCAGCAGCAATGAATGCGCCGATTTCGCTGTTTACCGGCGACAAGGAGATTGAGCTGAACGGCAACTATGACACCGATGGGCAGCTCACGATCCGACAGGATCAGCCGCTACCGATGAACATACTCGCAGTATACGCAACGCTGAGTACCTTTGATCAGTGAGACTAATTCCGTTTGAGGTGCAGCACGGCGAGGCACTGCTTGAAGCTGATCTGAACGACGACCGCAACCGCCCGGCACCGGAGTTCGGCAACTTTATGCCGACACTGGTGCATGAGGGCATGGCCTTTACAGGCATCGACAACGGCTACCTGGTGGGCGCTGCCGGTATATTCCCGCTTTGGGAAGGTGTGGGCGAGGCTTGGTTTTTAGGGGCCAGCAGGGTCGGCAAGCATCAAATCCGCGTGGCACGATTGGTACGCGAGGGGCTTCTGCAGATTGCCGAAGAGCAAGGCATGTGGCGGGTACAAGCTGCAATGCGCAGCGATTGGCCGGAGCTAAAACGCTGGGCGAAGTTTCTCGGCATGGAACACGAAGGCACCATGCGCCGCTACGGCGCAAACAAATTAGACTACGAAAGGTGGGCTTGGTTAGATGGGCATTGAAGTAGCACTTTTAGGGGCTGGCGTTGCGCTAAGCGCAGCCGGGCAAATGCAAACGGCAAGCGGGATGAAAGCCGCCGGTCGTGCTGCCATGCAGTCTGCAGAGTTTAATAAAGGCATCCGCGACCGAAATGCGCGTGTTGCTGATCAGGAAGCAAAACTTCGCGAGCGCGTCGGTGGTTCTGAGGTCGTCCGGTTCCGCAAGCAGTTTGCGAAGGTGCAGGCGCGGGTTGGCACGGCGTACCGTAAGTCGGGCGTGATTGCCAGCACAGGCACACCGCTGGAAGTGCTGCGGGACAATGCCAACGAAGCTGAAGAAGAAGTGCAGACGATACGCTTGGCCGCACTGACAGATGCAGGGCGGATGCGCGAGCAAGGCGTCAATCAGCGTTTGGCTGGACAGGTTGCGCTGCTTGAAGGGCGCCAGCAAAAACTTGCCTACGACATCAAAGCACGCAGCGCGCGGATGGGCGCGCTGACTACGCTCGCCAAGGGCGGCTATCAAGTGAGCCAGATCATATGAAGGTTCCCACCTACACCGCACAGCTTCAACGCCCTCGCCAAGGGCAGGGGCAGTTTCTCACGGCGCAGCTCAGTGCGTCGGCTATGGCCGCGCCCGCACGCGCATTTGCAGAGAGTGGCGCACAGCTTGCGCAGGCCGGTGCAGAGCTTGCTGCGTTTGGCATGAAGAAGGCGCAGATCGGCGCTGAGAGCGAGGCATCTGCTGCAGCCAGCCAGATGCAACTAGACTTAGCCGAACTAGAAACGAACGCCTTGCGAAACCCAAATATGTCGCAGGCTGAGCAGCAGTACCGCACGCAAAGCCAGCTCATTGTTGATAAATATAAAAGCTCAATGTCAAACACCTTGGCACGGCGCTCTTTCGGAACAGCCGCAGTTAAAGCTCAGACGCGCGGTTTGCTGTCGTTTGTAAAACAAAACAATGCGCGCGTGGTTGAAGCGGCTGAAGCAAATCTTGTTGAGACAACCCAGCAAGATGTCAACGTCGCGTCTGATATAACCAAGTCTAGCACTATGCGGTTAGAAAGCCTTATTGGTGCGCTGTCGGAAATTAAGAACAATGAGCCTGACGTGGGGGCTGACAAGGTCCGCTTACTGACGGAAAAGGCATACGAAGACACCGCACAGAACACGCTGCTGAACTATGTCAATCGCCCTAGCGCAGACGCTGCTGCAATCGCGACAGCATTCCGCAACGGTACCAGCACCGACCCGATGCTGCAGGCAGTGCGTGGCAATCTCAGCGCCATGCAGATTGATGCAATTGCAACGTCAATAGAAAAGACGGCGGCACGAAACACGAAGCGCGATAACGATGCAGAGAAAAAATTGGATGAGTTGGCGAAGGAGAATGATCAAGGCGCTGTGCGCGACATTCTTTTTGGCACGGGAACAATAGAGGCAAAAACAGCCATATTTGAATCCATAAAAAACTCCGCCTATATCCCGGTCGGAACATTGCAGACGATCGAAAAGTATTTAGCAGGCGGCGCGCAGGTTGATAACAAGCAAGACGTGCTGGAAATAGCGCGCGCAATTCGCAACGGCGAAATCACTACCGATGCTCAGTTGCTTGAAAAGATTGGCGCAGATAATCGTGACATAACTTTTAACACTGTACGCACTGAACTGCTGCCGCTGATAACAACCAAGACTGATCGTGCTTTTAGTCAAGCTCTCGATTGGGGTGAGGCAACGCTGGGCTATGATAAATCGGCTGCATCGGGCGGGTTGGTAATCTTTGAAGACAAAGCAAACAAGGCAGCAAAACTGCGCGCCGAAATGCTGGCTTGGCGTGCTGATCCACAAAAAGCCGTCAAAGACCCAATGGCTAAAGCTCAAGAAATCACGAAGCGTCTGCTGGCGCAGGGCAATCAGACGGCGCTATCTCGACTGCCTGCCCTTGCAGAGCAGTATCGCAAGGCCCGCGCCGGCGGAAATGCAGCTCAGATTTCCAACACACGCATTGCTCTAATTACAGTGCTGCAAGCGGGTGGTCTGGTAACACCGCTGGAGGCAGCGCGCGCTGACTTTGACCCGCTCACAATTATTGACAGGCCGCAGCAATGAACGAATTAGACGAAATCTATCTGCGTTCTGTGTCAAACGAAACGCTGGGCGGCGATCTGACCGCGCTCAATGCCGTCAAGTGGGACCGCACCGAAGACCAGCCAGATGGCACGCGCGTCGGTTTTGATGACATGACCGGCCAGAGTTTTGTGCTAGGCAAATCTGAGCCGCCACCAGCTCTTGCACCTGCGTCAAAACCACCAGCGCCAGAAGCTCAACCCGCAGAAGATGATGGCTCATCGTTCGGCCAGTTCCTGGGCGATCTTAACGTCGCACTGGACGCACCATTTTCAGGAATCACGCAGGGTGTAGCCAAGTTCCTTGGCAATACCGCTGGCGCTTTGGGCATCGTTGAACAAACAGACGTAGACAAGTTTTTCAAAGCGGTTGACGAAATGAACAAGACAGCCGTCAAAGATAACCCTGCAGCCAATGTGCTTGGCACTGCCGGCGCTCTGAGTGGGCAATATATTCTGCCAGCCGTAACCGGATTCAATGCGCTGCGTGCGTTGGGCGCTCCAAAACTTCTATCATCAATCGTGTCTGAAAGTATGGTCGGCCTACTGGGCTTGTCGCCTAACGACGAAAACCTTTTCAACATGATTGCCAAAGACACAAGCTCACCCGCCGCAGCCGCTGTCCGCGATTTGTTAGCAACTGACCCTGACGACAGCGAATGGACGAACCGCGTGAAAAACGCTGGCGAAGCGTTGGTGTTACTTGGCGGCAGCGAGGCGCTTATACGCGGACTGCCGAAGCTGGTGCAGCAAGGCAAGCAGTTCATCAAGTCTGACAAGGGGCAAGAAGTTGTTCGATCTGTCGAGGGCATGGGCGCCCGTGCGGACGAGCGGCTTGGCAGCGTGATGGATGGCACCACGTTGTCAGCGAACCCGCTCGGCGCTGTAAGCGATATGGCATTGTCGGCTGCAGGTAAGGCGGTTGGTAGATTGGCTGATGACGAAGTGCCAAGCCTCATGCAAGTGCTGGAAACAAAGGCCAAGGAAATGGAAGTGAAACCAGCGGCGCGGACTCAGCCGTCTGGCGAACAAATGTTCAATACGTCGCCGGTAGCTTATCAGGCAGGCATTCGTCAGGCTGACCAAATTGAAACGCCAGTGCCGCGTGCGCCGGAGGGCGCTAAGCTGCCGAAGAAACAACGCGCGGCGCTGTTGGTCGAAAACATGGACGAGATTGCAGATATTATTGCTGACCGGGCGCGACCTAGCGTTGGTACTAATGTGCAATTCTTTTATCACCTTGGCCCTTTAATTAAAAAAGCTGAAGAGCTGGGGATACCAGAGAAAACGGCGCGAGAGCAGGCGCGTGAGTTTGCGATGCTTTACGGTGCAACAAGTCCGCGAACCTCTACAGAACCTAATCTTAGGAGCGCGTCGCTTGTTAGAGCAAAAGACACAGCCGGTGTAGATTACGACGAGATAGTTGGGCCAGGTGGATCAGGTATTAACGAGGCTGGCTATCCTATGATGATCAACCCAGCTAAACCTGGACAAGCTGCTGGGATGCATAAGATCTTGATCGATCAGCTTCGCGAGACTGGCAAGATTGATTACAGGACAAATCCAAAACCGGCGACGTTTGCTGAAAACGTGGCGGGTAATCTCAACGGCGTCACTGTGGACACACACGCTATTCGCGGTGCTTTGCACGTTCTTAACGAGATTGCGCCTGGTCAGATACCGCGTCAGTGGTTTAACTCGGATGCCGCATACAAAGCCTACTTAGACAACCCGTCAGACGTTGCTAATTACGCAGGCAAGGGTCTTGCTGATACGCTTGATGGTCAGGTCGTGGACGGCGTAAAGCAGCAAACAGAGTACGCTGTGTTTGCGGATTTATACAAAAAAGTAGCCGAGCGTTTGGGCGTTATGCCGGCAGAAGCACAATCGCTGTCGTGGTTTGCAAACGGTCAATATACCGGCTTGGCCTCGCCGCCAAAATCAATTGTCGAGCTGATCAACGATCGCGTTGACGTCACAGCGCAGGCGTTGGGCAAATCAAAAGACGTAATTTTTAAAGCGTTTATGGAAGGCAAGATACCGCTGCTTTCTGCCAGCGGCACATTGGTTGGCGCTAATGTTTTAGAGCAAACGCTTGCGCCAAACGACGGCTCAATCTAACGCACAAAGGTCAATGCATGGCTATATCTGAACAGGCGGCTGAAGCCTCACGCCGCGGCGGCATCCTTGTACCCGGTGAGAACGAAAACGTGCAGGTCGCTGGGCTGTTTTCTGATTTGATCACCCGACTACGGCCCAAACCAGAAGCACCGCCGCAGCGTGTGGAACCAACTATTGAGCAGCCGACAGCAGTTGAGCCAGAAGCGCCGGCAACGGTTGAGCCACAGATAGCGCCGGAAGTTGCTCCCGTTGTTGAGCCGCAAGCAGCACCAGAAGCAGTTCCTGCGCCACCGTCGCCTGCTGCTGTAGATGAAAGCGCATACAGTGCCTACAAGGGCGACGACGTGGTCGGCATCGACTTTAATATGTCGAACATCAATACGTCGTCCGATGCCAAAAACCGCATCAACGAGGTCAGCAAGGAATTTGCCGAGCAAACAAGGGCGGCAACACAGGGCGAGGTTCCGCTGGAAGAGACGCGCCAGCTTGCTGATTTGCTCGGTACGGATGAAGAAGGCGCGGCACGAGCCATAAAGGGACTGCCAAGCGACGTCGCGAATCTCAGCGTGCGCGCCACAGTCATGCGCGCCACGATGGTCAAGTCTGCCGAGGAAGTAGACGATCTTGCGAAGGCGATTGCCAACGACCCGACTATGGTCACAGATATGCAGCGGTTTGAGTTTCGCAAGAAACTAGTGGAACACGCTGCACTGCAGGCACAGATGAAGGGCGTGCAGACAGAAATTGCGCGCGCGTTGTCAGCTTTTCGCATCCCTGCTGACAGTGGCACGGCAGCGCGTGCAGACGCAGTGGCAGAGATTATTCAGAACAGCGGCGGACGTGATACTGCTGACGAGCTGGCGAAGCGTTGGCTGGCGACACCAGTTGAGGACCGCGGCAAATTTGCTGCCGCTAGTCCGTTTAAACGCTTTAAGTCGGCAGTCTATGAAGTGTGGATCAATGGCTTGCTGTCAGGGCTGCGGACGCACGAAGTGAACCTGCTTTCAAATACTGTGTTTACGTTGTGGCAGATGCCGGAACGTGCGGTCGGTGCTGCAATAGGGAAAGCGCGCCAGGTATTACCGAACGCTGACCCTGACCGGGTAGCAGGCATGGAATCAATCGCGCTAATGCACGGGCTAGTAGAGTCAATCCCCGACGCTTTCCGTTTGGCTGGTCGTGTGTTTAGAACGGAAACGCCGAGTACCGTGACGTCTAAGCTCGAAGTCGCGCAACAACGTGCCATCTCAACCGAGGCGCTGGGTTACGAAGGGCCGGAGTTTTTCGGTCACATGATTAACTATTTCGGCGCGCTTGTGCGGATGCCCAGTCGTTTCCTAATGGCGTCAGACGAGTTCAGTAAACTAATCGGCACACGCATGGAACTGCGCGCGCAGGCATATCGCCAAAGCAACGCCGCACTGGATGCCGGTCAGACAGCCGAAGAAGCAGCGGAAGTCTACACACGGGTTTTACGCGGCGAGGTGGACGATGCAAACGCAGCGGCAGGAGAATTTGCCGATACGATTACGTTTACCAAAACGCTAGGCGAGCAAGGTCGTGCGTTTCAAGATGTTATAAACAAGACCCCCGGTGGTCGGATAATCATGCCGTTTATTCGCACCCCGGCAAACGTCCTTAAAGAATTTGGCAAGCGCACTGTTCTTGCGCCTGTAATGAAGGAGGTTAGAGCAGATTTTGCTGCAGGCGGTGCGCGCCGCGACATGGCGTTGGCGCGCATTGCAACTGGTAGTTCTGCATTGATTTACGCAAGTTATTTGGCTGCACAAGGAACGATAACAGGCGGCGGTCCAACAGATTCAAAACTTCGCGCAATCTGGCGTGAAAAATACGAACCGTATTCCGTGAAGATTGGCGGCAAATGGTATCCCTACGGTCGGCTGGAACCGATCGGCACGATCTTCGGCGTTGCTGCAGATTACGCAGATTTTATGAAGTGGGCGCCGCGCGATATTAACCCAGACGACCAAGAGACATTAGCAAGCCGGGCGCTTGGTGCGGTCATGCAAAACGTCGGGCAAAAGACGTTTTTGCGCGGCATCGCCGACTTTGCAGAAGCTTACAACGACCCGATCAGATACGGCGGAAGTTATGTGCAAAGACTTACAGGCGGCTTGGCGCAGCCTCTTTATTCTTCATTGCTGCGCGACGTTGAGACTGCGTTTGACCCAGAGCTGCGCGACACCAAATTGGACCCTAATTCTCTCAGCCCAGAATGGATGCCTGATGGCGTTGCAAACTTGTTTTATTCCACCTTAACCGAGGTGAGCAACCGCACGCCGGGACTGTCGTCTGATTTGCCGCCGCGGCGGAACTTCTGGGGTGAGCCGATTAAGGCATATGAGGGTAGTTGGCTGCACGCCTTCAATGCTTTTCGCCCTCGCTCTGACAGATCAGATGCAGCGGTTGACGAGATACTGCGTCTTAATACCCCGATGACTATGCCGGAACGCCAAGTTGAAGGCGTCAAGCTGACGCCGCAGCAGTACGACCAGCTTGTCGTAAACATGAACGAAATAGAAGCACCTAACCAGGCAACTGGCACAGCAATGAATCTGCGCGAGTCAATGAATTGGTTAATCACAACCCCGATGTATTTGGGGATGACTGATCTGGACAAGGTCGAAGAATTGCGCCGGGTCAGAAACACTTTCGCGAAAGCGGCAGGCGAGCTGCTCAAAACAACTGACGCAGATTTCTTAGCAAAAACCATTACCGCGAAGGCGCTGCGAGGCGCCGGATTACCCGCACCGAAGTAGAGGCTTAATGACATGAGCGTATCAAGCACCACCACAAAAGTTTCAGCGTCGGGCGACGGATCGACCGCCGGCTTTAACTACACATTCAAAATCTTCGCAGACAGCGAGATGCAGGTCATCATCCGCGCATCTACCGGCGTGGAGACAATCAAGACGCTTTCAACCCACTACAACGTCAGCGGGGCCGGCGCCGATGCTGGTGGCACGGTCACGTTTACTAGCGGCAACATTCCGGCATCTGGTGAGACTGTGGTGCTGCGTCGTAACCTGGCGCTGACGCAAGGCACCGACTACGTCGAGAATGACCCGTTTCCAGCGGAGAGCCACGAAGACGGCCTTGATCGGCTGACAATGATTACTCAGGGGTTGCAGGAACAGCTAGACCGCTCATTCAAAGTCTCAAAGACGAATGCTATAACCACGCCGGAATTTACCGACGCTGCCGCCGCGCGCGCATCAAAAGCGTTAGGGTTTTCGTCGGACGGAAACTCGCTTGCAGTAGTAGACAGCATCATACTGCCAACCAGCCTGTCATCTGCTGGCGGCAAAATGATCAGGGTCAATTCCGGCGAAACAGCCTACGAATTTCAAACACCCGCGCAGGTCTTTACAAATCTGCTCGCAACGGAATCGAACGGCCTTATCGCGCACGCTGGCAGCGGTGCTGCGGAGCCGCGCACGATCACCGGGACAAGTAACGAGATTACCCTAGCAAACGGCGACGGCGTTAGCGGCAACCCGACGGTCAGCATTCCGTCCGCTGTTACGTTTACCGGCAAGACGATAACCGGCGGCACGTACAGCAGCATGGTCGCCACGTCTACGATGGCTGGCGATCCGACCAGCGCGCTGCACATAGCGACTAAGCAATACGTCGATGGGTTGTTAGCTGGGTTAGCAAAAAGATCAACTGTCCGAGCGGCGACCACTGCAAACATCACAATTGCGACAGCACTGAACAACGGCGACACGCTTGACGGCGTTACCCTGGCGAACGGCAATCTGGTGCTGGTCAAAGACCAAAGCACCGCATCGCAAAATGGCATCTATGTTGTCGGCAGCAGCCCAGCGCGTGACGACCTGTTTGACGCCTACGACGAGCATCCCGGCGCATTGATCCACGTCGAGGAAGGCAGCGCAAACGCTGACAAATTGTTCCACTGCACCAGCAATACAGGCGGCACGCTAGACACTACCGCAATCACGTTTGCAAACATTGTCCCCGGCAGCGGCGGCACGGTGACGAACATTGCAACGGCTGGTCTGGCAAGCGGCGGTGCTATCACGTCCACCGGCACAATCACTGTCAGCATCAACGGCCAGTCAGGTCTATCGGCATCGCCGGTCGCTGCCGACGAGTTCGCGATCTACGACGCATCGGCAACCGCGCATAAGAAAATCACGACTACTGAACTGTTCGCCAGCGACGTGCTGACTGCGACGGCGCGCGAATACACCAAGACCCAAAACTTCAACATGACGACGTTGTCGGATGGCGCAAATATCTCGTGGGATTTATCGGCAAATCAGGTCGCAACCGTCACGCTGGCAGGCAATCGCACGCTTGATGCGCCTAGCAACCAAGTGGCCGGGGCGACGTACATTTTGATCGTGAAGCAGGACGGCACAGGGTCACGCACGCTGAACACCAGCGCATCTGCCTACAAGTTCCCCGGCGGCACTGAGCCGACACTTAGCACTGGCGCAAACGCCGTCGATATTCTGTCGTTTGTCAGCGACGGGACGTCAATGCTTGGCGTCAGTCAGCTAAACTTTAGCTAGGAGACAGCAGTGTTCACATTTCCAGTTGCTCACTTTGGCGGCGAGCTATCGTACGAGATTGATCAGTCGATCCGGTTTAACGACGGCGACAGCCCGTATCTTAACCGTTCGTTTGTCACGCCGACATCGGCGGCAAACTTTGGCTACAGCTTTTGGGTTAAACTAGGGGCGGGGTATAACGGCAGCTACATTTTAAGCGCAAACGGCTCAGGCAATAACGATAATTTCTATTTTTCAAGCAACAAAATTAACATTCAAGAGGGTGGCGTAAACCGTCTCATTAGCGATCAAGTCTTTCGCGATCACGCAGCTTGGTATCACTTCGTTGTAGCTTATGAACTAGGCAACTCAACCAATGCTGAAAAACTAAGGGTCTATCTCAACGGGTCTGAGATCACTTCGTGGTCAACAGATGCACGATCTGGATTGAGCAGTACGTCGAGCCGATTGAACGCGAACGGCGTCAGTCACGATATAGGTGCGAACGTTAACAATGGCGTCTCGACGCATCTTAATAATTTTGACGGTTATCTCGCGGAGTTCCACTTTGTCGATGGAACGGTTCTTACTCCTGCGATGTTTGGAGAGACAGATAGTGACGGTGTGTGGGTACCAATCGAGGCTAGTCCATCCTACGGCAACAACGGTTTTTACCTAGACTTTCAGGACAGTTCTGATCTTGGTGAAGACTTCTCAGGAAACAACAATGATTTCACCAGCAGCGGACTAACCGCAGACCAGATGCTGGATACGCCGACTCTGAACGCATCAACCCTCAATCCACTGTGGGCAGGGGCAGGACTGTCGGATGGCAATCTGGTCGCTACTGCAACTGGCAATTCTTATCAATGGGCTACATCAACATTTGCTATTGATGACGGCGGAAAATACGTTTGTGAGTTTCAGAAAAGCGCCGGTACGTTTGGCTACGTGGGTATTTTTCAACTTGGCAATCACAATGTAAAGACCGGAAACAACTACATGTACGCAATCAATGTGGGTACAGGCGAGGTTGTAAAAAACGCCAGCGTTTTGGTTGATGTAGGTGCGGCTCCAGCCAACTCCCTGATGCGTATCGAATACGATGGCAGCAATGACACCATCAAAATATTTGATGATGGCGCAGAGACATTTCCAGCAGCAACTGGTGTATCAAATACTGTTGGTTTAACAGGACAAAACTCGTTGCACTTCGGTTGTGCGCCGTATGGTTCTGGCACAGTTATCACAGCAACTTTCCAAAACTTGAGCGGCACACCAACGGCAGACTTTTTAGAACTAACAAGTACCGCCCTACCCACACCATCTATCACAGATGGGTCAAAGTATTTTCAGCCTACTTTGTTCACGGGTACGGGTTCCACGCAGACGATTACCAATGGCGGCAATTCAGACCTGCAACCAGATTTAATTTGGATCAAAAACCGCTCCGCAACGGACAGCCACGTTTTGACGGATAGCGTGCGCGGTGCAACAAAAATTCTGGCAACCAATTCAACGGGTGCCGAAAGCACTGACGCAGACACGGTGACGGCATTTAATTCAGACGGTTTTGCGCTTGGTGCCGATGTCAAGGTTAATACGTCGTCCGAAAATTATGTGGCCTGGCAATGGAAAGCTGACAGCGCGTGGAGCGAAAGTGCATCGGGAAATATTCTCGCAAGCAGCGGTCGGCGGAATACCACGGCAGGATTTTCGATAGCGTCGTGGACTCATCGAACATCGGCCAACTACGCGATTAAGCACGGCCTATCGACAACCCCAGAATTTTTTATGATTAAGTCGCGAGACAGTGGAACCAACTGGGATTGCTGGCACAAAGACCTTGGCGATACCGCAAAAAGATTAATTATGACTACCTCTGCCGAGATAACAGCTTACTGGGTTGACGCGAGCGACAGCGATGATGGCAGCGGAAGCTACGGCGACATTAGCAGCGGCGAAAGCCCGGTCACTGCTTCGTTGTTCGGATTTCAGCATGACAACTTTTCTGCGACCGACGATATTATTGGGTACTTCTTTCATGGCGTCGTAGGGCATTCGTCCTTCGGAAGTTACACCGGCAATGGATCAACGGGAACTGGCGGCGTTTTTGTCCACACCGGATTTACTCCCGCGATGGTCATACTGAAGCGCACCAATAGCGCGCAGGAATGGCAAATTTACGACAATCAAAGATCACCAACTAACGTGATGTCAAAACTGCTCAAGCCAAACGATAGCGCCGCCGAGGTTGATAATTCGCCAGGCGATAATGAAATTTCATTTTTATCAAACGGCTTCCAACTGAACGAAGACAATGGCGGCATGAACGCATCCGGTTCAAGTTACATATTTGCGGCGTGGGCCGAATTACCCTTTGGCGGTGACGGCGTTGCACCAGCGACAGCGCGATGAGACTTATATGCTCTACGTTTATGTGTGCCGCCTTACTGGCGGCTTTTTTTATGCCTGCCGCGCAAGGCCACGATTTGCCCTGTTTCAAAAAAGAGCAAGCAGAATTGCTGCAACCGTCCGACACACTGCGCGGATACGGGCTGACCGAGCAGGGTCTGATTAAATTGTCGGTGACGTTAAGCGGCGCGTTCCTGATCACGTTTAGCCCACCCAAAAACGACGGCATGGTCTGCATAGTGTGGATGGGCGAGGGCTGGGAGATCGTCACGCCGCGTGGCGAGGAGGCCGCACTGAATGACTGACCATCTTAAAACGACGGTTGATATCTCCAGCCTGTTTATCGCCTGGGCGGCGCTGATCGATTGGTTACCTGCGTTGGCCGCGTTGATGAGCGCGATCTGGAGCGGTATCCGCATCTACGAATGGTGGCGGAAGAGGCGCTGACGATGGACGATTATAAACTTTTGATCAGTCTCGGTTCGACGCTCGCTTCGCTGGCAGGCGCTTTCGCCGTTGTGCGCTACCAGGTCAAAAGCATCCTCACCACCTTAATAGATGTAGAAAAGAGGCTTCGTGCAATGGATACCCGCATCGACAAGGCGGAGCTGACCGATCAAAGAGTGTCAGTTCTCGCGGCCATGCTTGCGCCAGCCGAGAGAGAAAAAGCAGCCCGCGAGCTGTCGGACATACAAGCACGCTTGAAGTCCAGCGAGGCTGAAATCTTAAAGTTACGTGGTCTTCATAACGGGTCACATATTCCTGTGCCGAGCGAGAGGGTAGGCAAATGATTGGTGCATTGATCCCGGTCCTGGGACCGATACTCGGCGACGTGGTGAAGCGCGTCTTACCGGAAGACAAAGACAAGGCGGCAGAGATCGAGCGCGAGCTGCAGATGCAGTTGATGATGAACTCCGCGACCGTCGAAAAGGCGGCGGCTGACATTATTCTCGCCGAAGCTAAAAGCGATAGCTGGCTGGCTAGTAGCTGGCGACCGATCCTGATGCTGGTGATCACTGCAATCGTTGCGTGGAATTTTCTACTGGCTCCGTTGATCGAGCTATCTGTCACGCTGGCAACCGGCGACCAGATACCCCTGCAAATTGATTTACCTGGCGAGCTATGGACGCTGCTGACGGTAGGCGTGGGCGGCTACACGGTTGGCCGGAGTGCCGAGAAAGTTGCAAACAACATCGGAAAACGGAATGCAAATGTATCCAATCGATGAGATCGCTGACGCGCTCAAAGCGGAAGAGGGCTTCGTAGCGCACTGCTACATATGCACCGCAGGCGCTCATACCGTGGGCTATGGCAGGAATATCGACCAGAAGCACGGCGGTATCGGTATTTCGGAAGACGAGGCCGAGCTGCTGCTGCGCAATGACATCGACCGCACCATTAAAGAGTGCCAGCAGTGGGCATGGTTTGACGAGCTTGACCCAACGCGCCAATCGGTCGTCGTCCAGCTTTGCTTTCAGCTGGGTTGGCCGCGCTTGTCAGGTTTTAATCGAATGCTAAGCGCGCTTGCAAAACAGCCGCCTGATTATGAGCTTGCCGCAGCCGAGCTGCTCGACAGTCGCTTTGCCAACCAGGTGCCAGCCCGCGCGGCGCGGCTTGCCAAGCAAATGGTGAGCTGATGCCATCCCGTGGACTAACAGATGAGCAATGCCTAGCAACGCTTGCGGCGGTCGAAGAACACGGCAGCGTCTCAGGTGCCGCTCGCGCACTTAACATCAATCGCAGCACTTTTGAGGGCCGCGTGCGAACGGCGCACACTCGTTTCGGAGAGGCGGAGAAAGTAGAAGACACTGACGAGGTTACGCTGCCAGAGTTTCCTGACGAGGACATATCGCCCGACGAAATCCTCGACCACCTTTCCCGGCGCTGGGAAAAGAAGCAGGAACATCAGCAGGCCAAGAAATGGTTCGACATCAAGATTGCGTCGGACGATCCGTTCGGATTGGTCGTGGTGGGCGATCCGCATCTCGGGACAAGCTGCAACATTCCGCTGCTGCGGCGCGACGTGGAGATCATGGCGACGACGCCAGGCATCGGATGCGTCAACATCGGGGACACGACGAACAACTGGGGCGGTCGCCTGATACAGCTCTACGCCGAGGAAGATATTAGTCGTTCGACCGAGCGCAAGCTGGCGCAGTGGTTTCTCAAGGAAGCGGAGATACCGTGGCTGGTCTGGCTGCATGGCAACCACGACACGATGCATTCGGAGTTTTCGACCTATCTAAAAGCGATCAACGTCCGGCAGGTTCCTATGATCGATTGGTCCGCACAGTTCAAGCTGGTCTTTCCAAGTGCCACGGTTCGAGTAGACGCGAGCCATAACCACAAAGGCACGTCGATCTATAATCCGCTGCACGGCCAGAAGCGCGCATCGTTGTGGGGCGAGGATGCCGATATATTTGTGGCAGGCCATCATCACACCTGGGCGCTGGCGCAGGAAGAAAATGCCGGCGGTCAGGTCGTCAACATGGCAAGGGCGCGTGGCTACAAATGGCACGATGAGTTCGGCCACCGCCATGGATTTACGGAAGAGCAATACGGCTCATCTATCATCTTTGTCATCGATCCAACGGCGGCACCTAACTGCCGGGTAAAACCGTTCGGTGATCTCAAAGAAGGCGCAGAATTTCTAACCTGGAAAAGATCACGGTAACAGAACCGGGTAACGGTTTGGGTAACAAAACGGTAACGAAAAGCAGTGTTTTGCTGCGTGGTTTCTTGTGATACAGTGAGGCATTACTGATGCAAGAAACGCGGAAACCGTGGCGTTTAGAGGTCAGGCGCAAGTGCCTGTTTTAATTCCCGCTCGGTTCGAGTCCCGTCACTCCCGCCACTTAACCCTTTGTTATTAAAGGAAAAAAGTTTTCCAGGTAACAAACGGGTAACAAAAAGGGGAAACGGGGTTGCCGGGTAACTGGTACATACCCGTCACTCCCGCCTTGCATTAGTAACCAACAGTCACTACTTTAGTGACGAACAGTTACTTGAGGAGCAAGGCTATGAAACGTGATAAAACTGAGGTCGTTAACCAGGCTGGCAAGAAGCTGGTCGTCAGCATTTCAGACACTCCGTCAAAAAAGAAACAGGGTCGCCCATCAGTTGCGGTACGCGTGAAGGGTGCAGCCCCTATTTTTTTCAAATCCCGTGACGAGGCTGACAATTACAGATCAACTGTTGTCGCTGCCCATATGCAGGGCGGGACGTATGACCCTGCAGAGCGCGGCACCGTGTCCGCTGCAATAGATCACTACTGCGCTGTGCAAGAGGGCCGCTATAAGGCTGACGCGATTGCATGGACGACAATGGACACCAACATTCGCAACGCGCGCGATTGGATCGAAACCCGTGATAAAATTGTAAAGGCTGAGTTTGTCGATCTGCCTGCAGATCATTGGAAGTGCCGATCAAAGGGCAGATATTTGAAGGATGACCAAGGTGCATTTGTTTGGGATATCACGCCACGGGTAGGCGTTGGTTCGATGCCGCTTGATACGGTTAGCAAGAAACTGATCAGGGACGAGTGGCTTGAAAGTTTTTTCGATGATCGCGACAACAAGACGAAACGCGAAAAGCTGACCGCATTAAAGTGCGCTTTCGATTTGGCGGTTGATGAAGGTTGGTGCCTGCACAATCCGGCAGCGCAGATTGCATTAGACGCTGACAAATACGGGCAGTCCGAGGAAGAAATAGAAGAGGGCGCAATCGTGCGTTTGCCGCCCGCGCATATTCTCAAAATTATAAATGAAGCTGAGAAGGTTGAGCCGACAGTCGGTAACGTGAAATGGTGTTACTCACTTGCCATCGCTTTCTTCGCGCACACCGGCCTGCGCGTCGGTGAGTTTTGCGCGCTGAAATGGAAGTTCGTGGACTTTGAAAACGAGCGCATCTATGTACGCACAGCCGCACGTCGCGAGCCGCAGGGCGAAGTTCGATACGGTCAGCCGAAGCAGGTCAAGAAGGGATTAACGCGCGGTCGGCGTTCTGTGTTCCTCACGCCTGAGCTGGTCAAGGCTCTGCGCGAGTGGAAAATGCGCTCTCCCAAAAGCGGCGATGACGACCGCGTATTTCAGCGGCATACTCTGACGGTTTTTAAAAATACGCAATCGCTGTTGAGAGAGACGCTCTATCCTGCGTGCGATGCTGCTGGTGTTGACCCCTTAAACTTTCTCGACCTGCGTCACTTCTTCGCGAGTCTGTGCGTGTCAGAGTATGGCGATAACTGGGAACGCATTGCCGATTTGATGGGCCACGAAAGCACGGCAACCACGCGGAAGCATTATGCGGAATGGATCGACAACGAAAAGCGGGACCGTGCGGACGCAGCAGCTTATGGAGAGCGCACCGGCTGGCGGGCGCGGGGCTAGGTAAGCCGCGCTGCTTCTTCACGCCGTCGCAAATCAGCCCGCATCTGCTCTGTGCCAGCCGCGAGAAACCTCTCGGCCAGCCAGAGCATTTGCTGGGCTGTCATTTGCTTAAAATAATGCCGCTCGCCGACGAGCACATGCAGCTCGTCGCCGCGGGGCCAAGCGCAAAGGGCATCATTCTTTGTCTGGGGATGATCCGGCAATGCGTTCGATCTCTTCTCTTGGAATGAACCAGCGCGTGCCAAATTTGCGCGCAACAATTTCATCGCGGTCAATCATGCGATACATCCGCATCTTCGTGGACTCGTCAGAGTTACCGAAAAGGTACTCACACGCAGCGCGCAACCGGACGAGCTGACCCTCTTCAGAAATCTGCGTCATCAACATCGCCCCCAAGGTGCTGCGCTGGCGCAGGTGCTGGTGCTTGTGTATCGGAGCTTATCTCAAAGCTGACGTTGCCGGTGTCGGCGTATTGCCAGATGCTCACGCCGTACGTGCCTGCCGGGATCGCTGTGTGGAGCGTTACCTTGGAGTTACTCCAGTTTGGCTTGCCCTTTTGCATTGGCGTTGTGCCTTGCCAACGGTCTTCGTTTTTAAAGCCTGTTGCCTTGGCGATGGTTTGAAATCTGTCATTCGGCATTTGCTAGTTCTCCTTTTCTGGTTGTGAACGCTTCAAGTAATTTTTGCCGTTCCTGTGGCGCGTCAACTTTCATCTGGTCGAGGGTTGGTCTGTTGACTGACGCCCAAGCTGTGTGCTGCGCGAGATCACGGTGGGCTGCAAAGCCCGCAATCGCCTCAAGTGTCCAAGAAGCGTAATCCGCCCGCTCATCCGCTGGTGTGAGAGGTATCTCGTCTGCAACACGTTTTACTGGTGTCGGTGTTGCCGCAGTTTTGGATCGTGGACGCTGTTCTGGCGGCGTGGCAGCGTTGCCATCGTCGTCGTCGTCACCCACGACCCCCATCATTGCAAGCAGGCCGTACCGGCGTGCGTATGTGATCGCGGACCCGAGCTTTTGAGGGTTGTTCTTGTCCGCGCAGTAGAGCGGCACGCCGCCATCTTCCAGCGATTGACCGGACGTGTGGATTATGCGCGTGACCAGCCGGTCGGGCTGGCCGTCTTCGCCGGGGCATACGAGCTGCATCACAGCCAGGTTATGCCCTGACAATGCTGCCTTTGCGGCAGTCAGGCACCCGCCGAGCGTCGGATAGGTGCCATAGTTGGCTCGTCCGTCGAGGTTCGGGTTGTCCATTGCATGAAGCGCAGCGACCCAGTCGGACATGAAGTCCGGTGTGCCACCGTCAAAACTGACCACGCTATTCATCAATCTGATCCGCAAACACGTCCGTCAAAATCTTGTCAGACGTTGCCACGTCATATCGGATTGGGTTCGAATACGTGCGGCCCACGATCACACCTCTTTCAGTCGTTCCGCCGCGATGAGCAACGGTAACTTCGGTTCTCAAGCGAATAGGTCTGTCTTCCATCTCTCTCTCCATACAATTGCATTGCGGCCTGACGCATTCCGGCGACGGTTTCCGCTGTCCTCAATTTCGTCGTTGTTCGCAAGTTCTGTGACGCGCGGCCTGATCGACAGCACTGACTGCCCCAGCACATCTGCAACCTCGTCTGCGGTTAGCGGCTCGCCTGTGCGGAAAGCTGCACGCACGGCAGCGCGCAATGTTGCGGCCTTGCTTTGAAAACTTTCAAACGCTTCGATGCTGGTGTCCCTCATGGCGTCACCAGCAGCAGGCCATAAAGCAGGACGGCAAACGCCACCCCGGCGCAACATTCACTGAGCGATGGTTTCGGCATCTTGCAGCTCCCTAAGTTGTTCGCGTGCTGTATTGCGTGAAATTGCAATCGTCTGGCTTTCCGAGAGCAAACCCTCACGCGCTAAGAAATCTCGACGCTGGGTAAGCCAGCGCGTGACTGCATCAAGTTCCTCTGCTGAAAATGTCATGCTTCACTCCATGCTTGTTCAGCCGCTGCGCGATACGCAGGCGGCACGTTTCTCCACATCCAGTGGGAAAAATCGGGAGCGACCAGCGCCAACAGCTCGGGTACTGTCTGTGCGGCCTTCATTAAATTTTCGCGTGTCCTGGCAACGCGCGCTAAGTTCTCCAGCGCCTCGTTCAGCCGGGCAGGGGCAAGGTCTGGGCAGTTCTCAGACGAGAACACCCGATAGCCAATGCAGTTGGCATATAAGAGCCGCACAGGCACGTTCTCAGCCTTTTGCCGCAGCCACTGCCAATAGAGAGCTACCTGCTGCACATGGGCCGCGTCTGGCCGTGCAGGCAGGCTCCTGACTGTAAACCCTCGCTTACTGTCAGGCTTGAGCGTCGGCCAGCGCGTCTTGATTTCGACAACGCCGCCCATTGCCTCAACATCAATCTCGCCAATGTGCGGAAGGTCAGTGTTTTCGAGGTGTACAGACACCCAACGGCCATCTGTAATCTGGTTGGCTGTATGGGTGGCCTCGCGCAAAGCCTCGGCTGTGTGCCGAGCTGTCAGCTCCAGCACCGTGCCGGTATTTTCGGGGTCTGATTTGGGAACGGTATAAAGGCCGTCGCGGATCATCGAGTGTTTGATTGCGTCGTCGGCTTGATGCTCCAGCATCCGATGTTCGTCAAACTTGGCGACACAGTGGCTGTACGCCTCGCCAACAGGCATTTCATTTATGACAATGTTCTTTGCATATTCTTCGCACACGCGGCCAGCGGTTGCGGCACAGCCTGCGAAGTCATAGAGCTTTGCGGGGCGTGCTATCACCTTCTCAAAAAATTCTTTATCGTTGGGCCGATTGGCACCGGATGGGCTGTGTGCGTTAAAGTTAAAGCGTTCAGCCCAAAGCGGTCGGAAATCAAAGTCTGCGTTGGTCACTGTTAGGGCCTATTGTCATCAATACGTGACCGAAGGTTACTATAATGTAACCAGTATGTGCAATAGGCAAAAAAAACCCCGGCGAAAAGCCGAGGTTTTTGGGGCGTTGTGGGGTGTTTAGACTGCCTTGAGCTTACCCTTATTATTTTTTGTCGGCAGTTTCACCATCGATTTATGTGGTTTATCAGGTGCAGCTTGCTCGACGCCGGAAACGTCAAGGATCACACGCTGACCAGGATGAACTGATACCGTCATGTGCTGCGCGTTTTCATCGCTTGGCTTATCAGTCAGGAGCTGATCAATCGTGATGTCCAGAAACTGCGCCAAAGTCAGGCACTGGCTGGCCTTGGGCTCAACTTCGCCACGCTCCCAACGCCGATACGCGTGTACGGTAAGCGATAGCGCGGTTGCGCACTCAGCAGCAGATTTGCCTGCTTTTTTGCGGGCAATTTTAATTTGATGAGATATCATCGGTTTTCCTTACAGGGTTTATCTGTGGCACAGCCTTTGTTTTAGGGCTCCACGGGCGCTCAATTGCGTTCTCTAAAAAATCTTTGTTGCGGTTATAACTTCCCTGCAACGCTGATAGGACGTGCGCAGCCGCGTCGATGGAGAGATACAGCATGGCTCGGCTTGGCCGGATGTGCAGACCTTCTGTGGTCTTTTCGTGCAAATAAGGCATATGACGCCAATCTTCAACATTTTCAGTGATCAAATCCGCAGTGCGGACCATCCCCATGAATTGCGGGTGAACTTCTTGATGGTAGCCGTTGAACAAATGCTTGTGCATATTTTCTGTTAGCGGCAATTCATTAGCCCAAGCACAGCAGATGACTTGCAAATACCGGACGAACCGATAATTGTTATAAAGCGCGTGGGTGTGCGTGTTTCGCTCACGAGGTGCGCGCGACAGAGTGACCGCAGCGCATAGCCCGTAAGCCTGCTGCAGCTCTTCCGGTAAATCTTCCGCCCAATATTCGATATGTGAGTGGGTTTTGTGGTGTGGATCGTTCGGAAAAATGTACACCGAACCGCCGCTATAATAGTCGGCGATCAATCGTTTCGCTGCTGGGTCATGCAACGGATCATATTCCGTGTCTCGGCAGTGCGGGAATAAATCAAAAACATTACAGTCTTCTAAATTGGCGTGGGTCACGACGACGTTTCCTTTCTGGTTTATTAATTCGCTACGCTACGCCACAGGTAACCAGCGGTCAACTATCTCTGTCACAAGTGACTAAAATAAACTATTGAGTGGCGACTACTGGTTACCTATTCGTAACCATTATGAACTTCACAAACTACATCAAGACGTGCGGCGCCACGCACAACGACCTCGCGCAGCAGCTCGGCGTCAGCCGCTCATACGTCACAATGCTTGCAAACGGCCAGAAACGGCCAAGCTGGCGGGTGGCGCGCCGCATACTTGTGATAGCGCAGGGGCAGGTAACCGCTGATGACCTCGTTGCAGAGTACGGCGAAGAGGACGGTCGCAGCGAATGAAGTACGGATCCGTCTGTTCCGGCATTGAAGCCGCGTCTGTTGCATGGGCGCCGCTGGGCTGGTCTGCCGCTTTTGTCTCCGAAATCGAAAAGTTTCCGTGCGCCGTCCTGGCGCATCGGTTTCCTGACGTGCCGTTACACGGCGATTTTACAACCATTGAGGAAAACCAATATGAGCCAATTCAGCTTTTGGTCGGAGGCACACCTTGTCAATCATTTTCAATCGCCGGCCTCAGAGGAGGATTGGATGACGACCGCGGTAACCTGGCGCTTGAGTATCTTAGACTGGCTCAGAGACTGCGGCCCAAGTGGCTGGTCTGGGAGAACGTCCCCGGCGTCCTGTCGTCAGGAGGAGGACGGGACTTTGGTAGCATACTCGGGGGGCTGGTCGAACTCGGGTATGGGTTCGCCTACAGAGTTCTTGACGCTCAGCACGTCCGAGTGGACGGCTTTGCCCGAGCAGTTCCGCAGCGACGACGGCGTGTGTTCGTTGTCGGATATCTTGGAGATTGGCGGCGTGCCGCAGCGGTACTTTTTGAGCGCGAAAGCCTGTCAGGGCATCCTGCGCCGCGCCGCAAAGCGCGGGAAAGAATTGCCGACAGCCCTCCGGTCGGCGCTAACCAGTGTAGCGGGTTCCCCGGCGACATAACGCACGATGTTTCGCCAGCCCTACTAAGTAGTGGGCGAGGCGTTGAGCGCACGGGAGAGACGCGGGGACAAGATCCGGTGGTAGCTGTTCAAGCAAGCGACTTCATAGAGGATATCGGCTTTGAGGTTTGCGGCGCGTTGAGCGATGGCGCGCACATGGGCGGCGGACTGAACGGACAGGACGCCTACACGGGGCGCGTGATCCCGGTCACTCACGCACTGCGCGCGGAAGGCTTTGACGCCAGCGAGGACGGCACGGGGCGCGGCACGCCGTTGGTGCCGACAGCTTTTCAGAGAGTTGACCACGGCGCGGACGCAGCAGAAGAATTATCGCCGACGCTACGGCGCCATGATCCGATGGCGGTTGCTTACAGCATCATGCCGATGAACAGCGGCAAGGACTACAAGGCGCGCGAGACTGACGTGTCGCAGCCGATCATGGCGGGTGGGCCGGTAGGCGGCAACCAGGGCGGCGATTATGTGACGACGCCAGTACCGTTTGACACGACACAGATCACCTCACCGCAGAATGGCAGCAACCCGCAGCCCGGTGATCCATCCCATCCGCTTGCCGCAGGAGCTCACGCGCCAGCAATTGCCTCTCCTGCTGCCGTGCGGCGGTTGACGCCGACCGAATGCGAGCGGCTACAAGGCTTTCCTGATGGCTGGACGGCTATCCCCTGGCGCGGCAAGGACGCTGACGCCTGTCCTGATGGTCCCCGGTACAAGGCGTTAGGCAACTCGATGGCGGTCAACGTCATGCGCTGGATCGGCCAGCGGATTGATGCCGTGGATAAAATCTAATGGTTAATACTGAACACATTTGCCCTGAGTGCGACGGCGAAGGCGAGGTCGAAGTCGAGTACACAGTCGGCGGCTACACGCCGGATCGCTATGTCGAGATACGCACGCGCTGGCAGGAGTGCGAGGTCTGTGGCGGCTGGGGCGAGGTTGATGACTGAGTACGAGCTGCACGTCTCGATCCTCAGTTACCTGCGCATTGCGCTGCCGGAAGGCTCGGCCATACACCACAGCCCCAACGAGGGCGCACACAAGATTGCTTACCGAATGAAGCAGAAGCGCCAAGGCGTGATAGCGGGCTGGCCTGATCTGGAGATATTCGTGCCGCCCGCCGCCTGGACAAGCGAGACGGTGCCGTGGTGTCCAATCTTTTTGGAAATCAAAACACCCAAAGGTCGCGTCAGCGACAACCAGAAAGCAGCACACAAGCTGCTCACTAACTGCGGCTGCGTCGTGGCCGTGGTCAGATCGATTGAAGAAACCGCAGAAGTGGTCAGTCAGTTAATCAATGGAGAGTAAAATTGAAAGCAGCGGATTTTAAGAGAGAATTATCAGCAATACAGGCTGTCGTGCCGACCAGGCGATGGCTTTACGCAGACCTACTGCGAGCCTGTGCAGTCGCGCATAACCTGCCGGTCCAAGTGCTGGTCGGAGTGCCACGCACGCAATATCTGTCGCTCATCAGGCGCAGGTGCTGGTGGATAGGTCGCTCTGAGATCGGGCTGTCGTTTGCGCAAATTGGATTGTGCTGGCAGCGCGATCACACTTCAATTCTGCATGGCGTCAGGGTTTACAAAAAGATTGCAGGATCAGAGTTCGAAATCATTGCGCGCGAAAAGATCAAGGATATCGCGACAGAGATTGCTGATGGTCGCAACGACCCAGAGGGCTGTGATGATCAGCCACAATGATTTTCTGCGCGCTTACCAGCTCGGAACGACAACTATTACGGTGGATTGTGTGGAACCGTGGGATAACTTGGTGAGGGGGGGGTTATGCGAGGTCGAAAAAAATGATACGCGTACGCTAGTTAGAGCCAGTCCACAGCTTCTCACACTTCTTGAAGCAGCCCGGCAGCGTAGCCACCCCCAAAAAACTTATTTTAAAAACGCTTCCGGCGGCAGTGCTTCTAAAGGCTCATTGCAGCCAAGAGCATCCAGAAGCGCCGAAGTCGCCCAGATGCTCACGCGACAGGTGAAGATGGCGAGCCCAGCTTACCGCGCTGTCGTTGACGGCAAAAAAGCTCACAGAGATTTCATTCAAGAATTTGCGGCCACACTGTCAAACCAAGACCGTGCTGACTTCTGGCGCGGCGTGATGGAGATGTCGGATGCTGAGAAGGCCACACTCGCCAGCCAGCTTGCACGACGACCTCGTAGAGGCCGCTGAGACGGAGAGGCGGCTACCTGCTGCCCATCCACGCAAGGCGACGACGTACTGGCCTGAGATCAGCCACGATTGGCTTGCCTATGCAGACGCTGATGCAGTGCCACGCCTGGAGCCTGCGACCGCTCGCCAGGTGGACCGCTATGACGAGCTGCTTGTTGCTATCATCGCACTGCCCGAAGAACAGGATCGTAGGATATTGTGGGAGACTGCGAACGCAGCCGCATTCCGCAGCCAAGTGCCGTGGCTGAAGATTGGACAGCGTAACCAGATTGACCGCAGAACAGCCAAACGGCGCTATGAGCTCGCGCTGCTTGCTCTGTATACATCCCTGCCAAACTGACCACGGGTTCCACGCAATCCACCGTATAAGCGATGTACTCGACGCAGTTGATATGAGTTAATTGTTTGTAGGTTGGCAGTGCTGACCCTCTCCTTGATTTCGATTTACCTCCCTTCAACTCCCCGTTTCGGCGGGGGTTTTTTTATGGTTGATGCATGGCTGGAAAACTCAACAAAACAAAGATGCAGGCCGTGTGCGATGAGCTGGCGAAGGGCAAGAGCCTACGCAGCATCTGCGAACACAATGATAAGATGCCAGCGTGGTCTACAGTTCTGCAGGCAGTACAGCGTTCTGAGGAGCTGTACGAGATGTACAGCCGTGCCAGAGCAATCGGAGCCGAGGTGCTGGCTGATGAGATGCACGACCTGGCTGCGTCACCTTTGCCGACCGACATGGACCCGCGGTACATGAATGCCGAGGTGCAGCGTCGAAGGCTTGAGGTGGACACGAAGAAGTGGACTTTTGCCAAGATGCAGCCGAGAGGCGTGCGACATAAGAAGGAAGACGTCGAGCAGGCCACCGGGCCTGTGATGCTCATGTGGGGCAGCGATGCGCCGGCCAGTGAGCCAGAGCCGGTAGAGCAGCGAAGCGCGGAGGTTGTGAAGCTGGTGAGCGATGGGGTTCAGGGGACGGATTAAAAGCACGCAGCCTGCGGCGCATCACTACGCGCGCGATGCCACGGCGTCCGAGTTAGCCAGGCATCGACCCCCCAAGGATTTGATTTTGTTACCAAACCGTTACCCAGCGCGCAGAAACCGCAGAAGTCTGGGCGGGAGTGTCGGGTGTCACGCCTTACACTCTCTGCGCGAGAGGGGTCGATTTTCCTACGGCACCCCCCACCCCCCCAAGAGAACGGGGCGCCCTCAGTAGGAGGGTAATACGTCCACAAATGAGGCTCA